CAAACGATGGGTTAAGAACCCCACTAGCATTGTGATTAGCCCTGGAGTGTTTGAGTAATTTGCTACCCTACGCAATCTATCTTTCTCCACTATCAACACTGCCTTGTCAGACTCAGTGAACACAAAGAACGCCTCTTCGGCGCCGTGTTGGTAATACAACACGTCGCGATTATCAAGATCACCAACTACTGTGGCAGACTGCATCATTTGTTCAAGAGGCACGGACAACGTATCGATGCCGCCTGTGTAATCTATTTCAGCCAACCTCATAATATGTTCTCGTCTCCGATAAACCAACAATAATAGAAAAATGACCCTTCAGACAGGTGCTGTTCCTTGGTATGTAAATGGCGGACCATTTTACTCTCAATGAAGATATTAGTTGGGCCACAACCCGGTTGTGTCATTTGGTGCTCCCACTCGGCATACACTTGGTCTGCGTCAGGAAAATCCCCGTTCTGGTCAGTTATTGTCAATCCGCGGCCTTTGGCGCGAAGTAGTTTGCACAGCCAAGTAATGCCAGCGCTAGTCAGTTGTTCAGTTTTGTCGATACGAATTTTTCTATTTAGCCGATGTGTCACAAAACCAACTAGCATTGTAATCAACCCAGGGGTGTTTGTGTAATTTGCCACACCTCTGAGCCTATCCCCATCTAAAACTATCACGCCAAACATGTCTGTTTCATTGACAAAATAAATTTGACCTGTGTTATCTTCGTAGAGTCGCACATCAATGTTATCAAAATCGCCAACTACAGTGGAATCCTGCAATAATTTGTCAGGAGTAATAGCAAGCTGGCCTATCCCGGCAGTATAATCTATCTCAGACAGTCTCATAAGATGTTTTCGTCTCCGATAAACCACCTAGGCCAAATGAGCGTATTTTCTTTCAACATTTCTGCTTTAGTCAACAGCATATGCCTTTTCCCTTTTACTGCGCCCTCAATATAGATTCGCGTTGGCCCATGACCGTGATTAGACATAAAATGTTCCCACTCGGCATACACTTGGTCTGCATCAGGAAAGTTCCCGTTCTGGTCAGTGATTGTCAATCCGCGGCCTTTGGCGCGGAGTAGTTTGCACAACCAGGTAATGCCCGAGTTAGTCAACGGCTCTGCTTCGTCAATGTATATTTTTCTATTTAACCGATGTGTCACAAAACCAACGAGCATTGTAATCAGACCGGGGGTGTTTGTGTAATTTGCTACGCCTCTGAGTCGGTCGCCTTGCAAAGTTATAGCACCTTTTCTGTTGTCTGAGTTGGTAAAGAATACTTCCTCTATACCGCTCGTAAATAAGAACACATCCTCAAAATCTAAATCTCCAACAACAGTTGACGCCGCTGCCATTTGCTCTAGGCTATAAGGCGGCAGTTCAACACCGGCAGTATAATCTATCTCAGACAATCGCATTTGCTCTCGCGATGGCCACACCTTCTGAAAATTTCTCGCCCATCTTAGACCTTATACGGCTGTGCTGGGTCAGTGTTCAAGTTTGGATATTTTGCGCCAGCAGCCCACGCTTTCTGGTCCAGAGATAGCCATCCTGTAGTAGGCACGGTTTCTCCAGTGGCGCTGATCCAAACTTTCTTCGGATCAGAAATGTTTCGAGTGAATTTTCTGCCGCCGTAAGCTAGCGTGCCGTTTTTCGAATTAGGATCTACTCTACCGTCGGGATCAGGGGTTGGTGTCCAGTTTCCTGCATCAGCAGTGTTCTCGCTGTCTTTATTGATGATGTACTCAGTCAAAACAGCAACTAAGAACTGATACGCAGCGTTCTTATCTAACAGGGCATCTGCAGGTGTTGGCTCTGGCGGGATTACCTCGGGAGGTGATGGCGGATCAAAGCCGGTTGGCTCATATTCTATGTTGCCCGCTGCGTCATATTTAAGTTCATTGATAGTGTTCTCAGATAAGTTTATACCTGGGAAGTGCTTTTCTGCAATTCCGTCGAACTCGTCTTTCTTTACATGCCTGTTGGTGTATTCTCTGGCCCATTTGATAAACGCAGCCCTATTTGTCTCTGGTGACTCAGACTTCTCCGGATTGTTCTTTGGGTTTCTGGCATTTTTAACCCACGTGTCCCACGCACGCGGAGCAAGTTTACTAGCAGTTGCTTTAGCGTTGGCTGCAAGTTTTGTGTAGGCTTTATCAGCGTTTGCTGCTGATTTGCTGCCAGTGGAGGCTAGTGTCTTTACACCTGCTACTGCGCCTTTTACGCTTGCTGCAACATTACTCGCCCACATCGGCTTTAATGCAGATTTTGCTCGGTTCAGAAACCCAATCTCATTTAGTATCTCATTTACCTTCATTTAGCTTTCGAACTCCGCGGGAAAATTTTGACGCATCTTGTCCACGAATGCTGTTGATCAGCCTGCGCTCTAAATCCCCTGCGGTCTCTGCATCATATGACTCACGGATCAAGTTGATTAGGTTGATCGCAGATTGAATCACATGGGTCGCGCGGCTCTCTAAGATGTTCTCCCTATTGCGGGTAGTCAGCACAAGACTGTCTAACTCATCTAAGATCGATCGGGTTTTCTTTTGCACTATAGTCTCCGTGTTTTGTATTTACCGAAAATGTTTTAACTTGTGCTCTTCAGATTTGCTAGCATTGCCTTTAGCTTCGAAGACTGTGCAGTACCCGACACGTTAGGTGCTATTGCTGTTGTGGTTGTTATCTCACCAGTATCCTCGTCAACAGTCTCCACAACCTTCGATTTTGCTTTGATCTGATTGATTAGAGAGTTAGGTGAAACACCGTGTTGTGGCGCATCGTCTGCCAGATTACGGATTCGTAACGTGTCTATGTCAAATTCAAGGTCAACCTTCTGACCAACGCCGCTACTGCTCCGTGTCTTCATGCACTGAATTTGATACCGACCACGCTCACGCATCGACCTTGATGTGAAGATACCAAACACGTTGTCTGCAGTGTTGATCTTACTAATACCGCCTGAAATGTGACTGTGGTCGAACTCTAACTCGTCGACTGCCGAACGGTTAAGTTGTGATGCTGTCACAAACAACACGTTCAATTCCTTTGCTAGGTTACGCAACTCTTCTGACACGTACTTGTCCTTAACGAACAGATCGTTAGGGCTAACCTTCGCGCTACATGGCATCAACAAGTCTAGATAGTCAACCATCAAAAAATCGAGTTTGACCCCGTGTTGTATTTCTAATTCCTTCACGTAAGCGCGGATGTCATTCGCGGTGCTTTGTGCAGGCATGTACTTGATCCGTAGTTGGCCGTTCTTCTTACTAGCCACCCGCACTTTCAGCTCTACATCGTCGATCTTCTTAAAGACTTCCTTAGACGCAACTCCCGCCACCATAGAGTCAATACGCATTGAACACAATTCTTCTGACAGTTCTAGTGTGAGATACACACCGTTGAGGCCCATCTCAGACCAATTGACTGCGATGTTCTGCATGACCAAGCTCTTACCGCTACCAGAGCCTCCACAGAATATTTGCAGGTCACCTTTAGAGAAGCCGCCGTACAACAAATAGTCCATCGACTGCCACCCGGTGCTCACCAAACCTTTCTTATCCTTGATCTTCATTAGCCGCTCACGCGGATTCTCGTAGTAGTCAAGACCCATATCCTTGGTGAGGCTAATCTGCACTGCATCCTTGATCAACTTTTCTATGGGTTCAAACTCACCACTTCCTAACAAGTCCGCAGCCTTCAGAATTGCTCGCTCAAGTTCCTTACGCTTTGTGAATCCTTCGAACTCATCTAAGAACCAATCACCGTAAGACTCATTCATACCCGGGATCGGCTTTAGTTGCTTGCCTGTGGTCGCACTAACTTGCTCAAACGTAGGCAAACTCTTGTAGGTATTGCTGTACGTCACAATGAATTCTGCTACTTCTCGCAATGACCTGTCAAAATTCTCGTGGTTATAGATGTTCTGGACTCTGACGAAGCTCTGTGCGTCAGACAACATGACCTCGAGAAATAATTTTTGTACATCTGCAGAATAATCTTTTACTTGCTTACTTTCCGCCATATAGTTTCCTTGCCCTCAATTTGATCTTCAATGGGTTATCTTCAACACCTTCTAAAATAGCCTTTAACGTAAATAATTTACCGTACTTACAAGCCGCTTCATTTATATCCTTACATGTCTCGGTCCACAGTGGGAACGACACAGACCACCCATACTTCAATGCACTCTGGACTAAATCGCCACCTGATATATCTGCATGTGGCACCACAATCACCTTCCTACACAATGCGTCAATTTGATCTGCCTGGTCTTCGTGAACCTCATTATGCAACACCGCAACACCGTCAACAGACATCGCATCGAACGGACCTTCAGATACAATCACTACCTTCCTAGATTTTGTTTGTTTGTCTAGGTTAAAGACGTAGTGCGAATCAACGCAGTTAATGTACTTTGGTGTTTGGCCTATAATTGATCTGGCAGAGTATCCGATGACTTTACCTTCATGTGTAAAAGGTATAATCACTCTACCTTTAGACGCTGGAGAACAGTAGAAATCATATGAGTCTAAATCAATTCTACGATCATGTATGTAGCTCACGCAGGCAGCAAATTCATCAGTTAATGTATCTTCAGTTAAGTCAGCAAACCTAATAGATTTCGCGGGCAATGCAACAGGCTCGAATTTTATTGGCGGTTTTTCGGTAATGTCTAAGTAAACACCTTCGTACTCCCCAGAATCAATCTGTTCCCGAATCCGGATCGCCTCAAACACCATTCGCTGTATGTCCGACTCATCTGCACCCATCCAGGACAACAGTCTCCGAAACTTGAAGCTAAGGTGCTCACCGGGTTTGAATATCGTCCGAAAGTTGCAGTTGAAACACGAGTAGGCGACACTCTCATCTGAGTTGACTACAATGCCCGCGCGGCCGCGCCTATCTGATGTCTCACCGTTATGGGTGCAGCAGACACCATTTCCTGCTATCCAACCGGTTGACGATTTCTTGGTTTTTCTTGACGTCCAAAGTGATAGAACGTAGTCAGTGACGGTATTTGCCATTCACTAATTATAGCTGACTTCAGGTGTTAAATCAATTAGGATCGGTACAATATCTTCTGCAATGTGCCAGAAGTTGGAATCACCTTAACTCGAACTGCGGTGTAGACACCTTCTAGGTTTAGGTAGTATGATTCGGTTTGTGACGCCAATGTAGTAGTATCAACAGTTGTCCAATTTACAGAATTTGGACTATTATTGAACGTAGCCATCGGATCTGTGGACGCTTCAACAACAACATCACCGTTAAACGGTAGTAAAGGATCAAAGAAGAATTGGAACGTGTGTAGTGAGTTGTTTCTTTTGAATGCTGCATCCATGAACACAGAATTTGAAATGAACGTGTTATTTAGTACTGATGCATACGGTTCTTCAATTGCACTGCTATCAGCCGCAGGGAAAAATATTTCGGTGCTAGGCAAGTGGGCAGGGAAGTGACCATCTACCAGAATAGCCTGACCTCGCGCACCCCAATTACTGTCTGTGTAGAGCACACTAATTTCACTTGATTCTGAATCAACTAGACCTAAACTGTACGACAGGTTTTGAGACTCAAATATAGACAAGTCACTTGCGCCTAATTCTACCTGCACAATGCCTGCCGCGGCGTCGATAACGGTCGCAGTTTTAGTTAGAAGAACAGCCGTGTTGTTATCGTCGAAAATGTTGAGTTGTACTTGTGCAGTCGACAGTGTATTCAGGACCAAATTGACTGCGCCTCGAGTTCCTGATCCGCCGGATAAGAAGTTATTGGTGGTAATCGGTGGGTAAGAGTAGACGCCAGCGTCAGTCACGGTTAGCGCAGTAATTGCGCCTGTGGTAGACACTGCATCGATGGTAATTTTCGCAGGGGTAACTGCAGTGCCGCCAGATACTGTGACTTCGTTTGATGCAGTAACAGTATACGTAACAGTGCCGCCCGCCGTATATGCTGCAGTCGGGTCTGCTAAAGGTGCTGTGAATGAGCTGCTACCTGTCACTGTCGCAACTAAAGTGCCGTTGAACCCCACAGGATCAATTGCAGACACAACCACTGTAGCACCGTTAGGAATAGAGTGGTTAGTTTCTGTTGTAAACGTTGCCACACCTGTAACCCACGATGCGTTGATTATGTTTGCAGTGCGGTTTTCGTTAACTACCGAGACAGCATAGCCACTGCCTGCGCCACCCGGAGCTATTGTTGCAGAAGCAATCTCGACTGATGTCCGCAGATCATACTTCTTCTGTTCTTGATTTTGTATCGCGAACCTTACTACGTTGTTCGTGCCTTTATATAGTTTCAGTGTTCTTGAATACACAGCTCTGTACCTCAAATTAGGTGATGCGTTGTCATCGATTACTAAAACCGGGATTGTGTTCTGGTATAAATAACTTGTGATGACTGCTGATAGCATGATGCGCCTTTTGTGTATTTACCTGAAAATTCATGGACCAACCGATAACAAACTATAAACAATTATTGCAAACACTTCCATTTATGTCCTATCTAACATATGGCGGAAATGATTACATTGGCATCGTGCAAAACATCGACGACATTGTGGCAACAATATACGACTACGGAATGTTGAAGACTCAGGAAGAAAAGCTCAAGTTCATTGAGCTCGGCGAGATTTGGTGGAACGAATCAAACCAAAAGGTGCCTATCAATTTGTTTTTACGTAGCGAGTGGCACGTGTTCCGTCCGATACTAAGAACGTTCAATGCTAAGGATACTGTAGTAAGATTCGGCCCTCATGTGAGTCTCAAAGAAATTGCTGCAGGACGCAGCAAGAAGAGATCAATACAATTAGTCCGCAGGTGCAGGTAATCAGCCAAACTTCATCAACAGTATCATTTGGTACTGTTCATCAACTTCAATACCAGCAATAGACCCTAAAACATAGTCCTTGATAACACTGCAACGGTATTCAGTCTTCAACCACTCAAAGTAGGCATCAGTTGCCCACACATTAACACCCGACCCTTCTTTTTGGCACTTCCGAATAAAATACGTTCTGGAATTAGCCATTATAGTTGCCCACTTATTGCGAGCAGCTGGGTTATTAGTAAAAGTAATAGTCACTGTAGTCACACAGTACCCGCCTCAATTAGTAGGTTCATATGCACCACGACAAGTGTCGCATACGCCACTGAATGTGAGTGGCGGAACGCATATCCGTCACCCTCTCGGTCCCAGATTGTTGTTGCGATCTCTTTCCATGTCTTGCCTATCAGGTGAGACTTTGCAGGTCTGATGAGTGCCATGAACATTGCGAGCCGCGGTATCGAATCAACCTTCTCAGGGCACTTCACCAACACATGATAGTGATTGCCGATGTGCATCAACTGTTCACAAAACTCTTTCTTGTACAGTAGGTCCCAGTCTGGCTCGGTGTTCATGAGTTTGATTAGATGTTCTTCGTCTCTGACCTGCTGATACAAGCTCACGTTCAGGAAATCTAGCTTAACATACCCGCGATCTTCTGCGACCTTGTAGTCCAGAGATGCACTCTGTGTTTCCGGATTGTACGGCACATCAGTCACATAAATGCCTGTGTTATGCTTGGTTACTTTCCCGTCCTTGATAATAGACGCAGGCGTATACTTAGACAGACAGCGCAACGCTAACAGCCTGTCTGCAAAGTCAATGTCTACGTCACCAACTGTAACTGTCATTTGTGGGACCATTTCATCGCAAAGTGCACCGCGTCAATCTCATGCTCAAACCACCAGCGGGTATTAGTGTAGTGGAAATAAAACCTACCTTTTGACTCTTGCAACTGACACCATCTCTTCGCTTCATCTTGTGAGTAGACATTAGGCGCTGCCACAGGGACCCAATGGACTCGCCTAACATCCCTGTCTTTATTCCAATATTTCATAAGTCTGCTGCCTTCAAAACGTCTTTAATCCATTTAGTGTCGTCATCATACTTCTTAAACTTTGCTTGCCAGTACTCCGGGTCAATGATTACGTAAATGAGTTCTAACTGCCCCGCAGATAGTGACCCTAAGAACTCAACACCCGAGTCGCAATTGAATACAACCCACGGGGACACACGACCATTGTTAATTAGCTGACACACCCTGTTCTTGCTGCACTTCATGAAAAAGTGATTGAACGGTTCTTCTGCTTCGGTTGCCCACGCAACCATCGTATTCATTGAACGCTCAATTGCATCTTGCGGGTTCTCAGTGCGAAGGTATTGGTACAGGTACTCATCGTAGAACTGACTCTTTGTCCACCAGTCTAACTTCTTTCCTGACTTGATTATCCAGTCAATGAACTGCGCGGGGTTCACTGCTTGCACAGACACGATATACTGTCCAAACTTCACAAACGCAGAGTAATAGGGTGTGGTACAAAATTCTGCGTAGGTTTTCTTCTTGCTTGCGCCTTGTGTTAGCTCGATGAATCGATTGTACGCCATAAACCCAAATCTGACACCTGTGTCAGACTCTTGTAAAGCTCTACGCTTTTGCTCACAAGCGTGAACCACAAGCGTCGATTCTTTTTGAAACTCTTTATTGCAATATTTACAGACGTGCATACACGACTACTTCAGCTCTTTCTTAATCTGGTCGGGCGTGTAACCATACCCAACTGCCATCTCGATCAGCTCTTCTTGAGTCACAACTGCTTCTAACACATCTAGATCAGCTGGCTTCATATTCGGATTATGCTTCTCTAGAAACTTTCTAATTTTGTTACTGCCCGCATCTTTCTTCTTCGCGCCAAGCCACGGATGGTATTGTTTACCTAATCCAGGTGAGACTGTAGACGCTAGTAGCCAATGCAACTTTGCGTGTTCCTTGCTGCTAATGTCGAAGAAGTATTTGTTCAGCCGTTCATTTGTTGATGCGAGGTAATACTCCTGAAGCTCTCTACTACCTTGCACAGTAGCACCCCACCGGATCATCATAAACGCACTGAACTTCTTCTTCTCGTCGTCAGACATGTCGTCGTAAAACGTGCGATTCTTTCGATCAAATGCTGCTAGTTCTTCTGCGATGCTCATAGGTCACCAACTGCTCGAATAGTTTACAATCTCAGATGCGCGGGAAATGTCTTTGACAAAATATGCACACGTTGGTGACTTGACATTTTCTTGTAGGGGCACAGCCAGCATTTGGCCAGGCCTTAACTTAGGAAAGTACCACTTCACGTCTTGGTAAATGTCGATTACGTCAATCGGAACAAACTCTGGTCTAAAGCTGGTTATAGGGTTGAAGGTAAATGCACTGAAGCCGCGATCATTGATGCTGGTCAGCGGAATTACCTCCAAGTCACCTTGGTCAGGCTCACCAATCAGGATCTGCCAGTCTACAGGCATCGCCAACACGTTGTTACCAATCTTCAGCACTAGTGCAGGACTGTTAAAGCTCTCCAGAAAAATTAACGGGATGAAGAAGTAATCTACATCCTTTGGATTTGAATTATCAAGAATACAGAATCGTAGGTCGCCAACCTCGTCTGGAATCTCTGACATGTCAAAACTTGTGTTTGTATCTAACGATAATAATCTCAATGCACTCTCCTATTTGATCCACTCGTGTTTTTTAACGGTGAACGCGTAATTTGCTTCTTTATAATACGACTTGCGTTGCGTCAAGTGTCGCTTGCTATACTTCATTGTACTACAGATATCGTAAATGTCAGCGTGATTTTTACCCGATGCCAACCGAAGACCTCGTCCAATACTTTGAATTGTTCTCACGAAGGATTTACCTGGCTCAATCAAAACAATGTTGTCTAGTGCAGGCACATCAATACCAACGGCGGCGATGCCAAACGTTGCTACTGTGACACCGTACGTATCCGGGGTGATTGTGTTGTAATGTTCTTTTCTATCATCGACGTGAGTCGCACCACTCAAGAACACTGCGCCTGGAATTCTAGATGTTAGCTCAACCCCCGGTTCGATTCGATTGATTAGGACTAGCGTGTTTCCTGTCTTGCCGATTTTAGCAATGAACGCAGCTATCCAATCTAACCTATCCGAATTAGTCAATTGGTAGTTCAGCTCGTCCTGATACTCTTTGTACTCTAGGTGCTCTACCATCTGCGTAATGTGAATGTGACATCCTGCCAAAATGCCGGCGTCTTGCAAGTCTGATGCTTGCACAGCATTAGCAACCTCGCCGATAGCAACCTGTAATGCGCGACGATCTGCGTCTTCCTTAGGTATCGTGCCTGTTAATCCCCACCGGATCTGCACTTTGGCTAACACTGTTGTCAAAATACCGAGAAGGGC